CATCCCAGCGTATCATACGACCTGCGCTCCAGCGATGACTGGAAGGATGTGCACAAGTATGCCGCCACCACCGAGATCTTCAACGGCGAAATCGGCGAACTGCACGGTGTGCGCTTCATCGAAACCACCAACGCCAAGGTTACCAGCCAGACCGTTTCCGACGGCACCGCAATGGTATATTCCACCCTGTTCCTGGGCAAGGATGCCTACGGCATCGTAAACCCCGATGGCGGCGCAATGGAAATGATCGTGAAGGACAAGGGCACCATCGGCGGCCCCCTGGAACAGTACAGCACCGCAGGCTACAAGTTTGAGGATTGCACCAAGATTCTCTACGAAGAGCGCATGCTGCGCGTTGAAAGCTGTTCTGCCTTCTCCAAGGTAGACCAGGCCAACTAACCGACTCACGGGCGGGGCAAACGCCCCGCCTGATTTTTTGAAGGAGGATTCAACATGGCAAATGCAAAGAACCCCATGGAGATCATGGAAACCGTATTCATTCCCAAGGAAAGCGGCGAAGAACCCCAGAAGTTCGTGAGCCTGAACGGCAGGACCTGGCTGATTCCCAGAGGCAAGCAGGTTGAAGTGCCCCGCCCTGTGGCTGCGATTATCCGCGCCAGCCAGATGACCAGGGATGCTGCAGACGAATTCAGGGAGGCAGAGCAGGCCAAGATGAAGGTTATTCAGGGCGCACCGTAAGCAACAATGAAGAGGCAGATTACAAGCAGGACGGGTTCTCTGTCCTGCTTTTTTGAAAGGAGGGGCGCAGATGACTGTGCGAGAAGCGATTCAACGGGTGGATGCGATTAAGCCCAACCGCTTCAAAGAGGAACAGAAGATTGCATGGCTTGGCAATCTGGAAGGCCAGATATTCAATGAACTGGTTGTGACCCATGAGAACTGGGAGGAGATACGCCCGGTGGAATTCACGCCGAACATGGACCAGATGCACCGGCTGATAGCCCCGCATCCGTATGACGATGTATACCTGCTGTACCTTCAGAGCCAGATCGATTTGGGCAATATGGAAATTGCCAAGTACAATTCCACCCGAACCCTGTACAACAATGCATACCAGACGCTGGTGGATTACTGGAACAGAACGCACATGCCGGTATCGGCAGTGACGCACTTCCAGCTGTAAGGAGGGCGCACATGGCATATCTACCGGGCCTTCAGGAAACGGCCACCAGCAGGATACTGACGGAGGTTTTTTCCGGGTACGACCACAACCTGAAGATTGCCGAGGGCGCGTGGTTTGAAGAGGAAAACCTGTCCAGCGACAGCTACCCCCTGTTTTCGCCCCGCAAGCGGCGCGGCATCATGCAGCAGCTGAACAACCCGCAGGGCATTATTTCCAAGGATGCACTGGCGTATGTGGACGGCAGCAGGCTGTATTACAACGGTTACCCTGTGGACGGCATTATGCTTTCCACGGATGAGGATGACTGCCCCAAGCAGATGGTGAGCATGGGTGCATACCTGTGCATCTTTCCGGATGCGGTATACGTAAACACCCAGAACCTGAGCGATGCAGGCAGCCTTGGCGCAAAATTTGTGCTTTCGGGCGGCACGATCAGACTGAGCGTATGCAGGCTGGACGGGCAGGATTACGACCTGAACGCAGCGCACATGGGTGAAACCGAACCTGCGCAGCCTGCGGACAAGGATTATTGGATTGATACCAGCAGCACGATACACGTGCTGAAGCAATACAGCGCAGCATCCGGCGTTTGGGCGCAGGTGGGCACAACCTACATCAAAATCAGTGCCAAGGGCATCGGCGGCGCATTTGACCAGTACGACGGCGTGCAGATCAGCGGCCTGCAGTACAGCGGCGATAACGAAGCCATGGCTGCGCAGGTGAAGGCGATCAACGCAACCAACGTGATCGAAGCCAGGGGCGATGATTATATCATCATAACCGGCATCATCGATCAGGCCTACGAATACACCGGCAACATTCAGGTGGAGCGCAGGATACCCAAAATGAATTTCGTGTGCGAACTGGACAACCGCCTGTGGGGCTGCTATTTCGGCATGCAGGACGGCAAGGTACTCAACGAGATTTACGCAAGCGCACTGGGCACGCCCAAGGTGTGGAACCGATTCAGGGGCATCAGCACCGACAGCTATGCGGCCAGCGTTGGATCCGACGGCTTTTTCACCGGCATGATCAGCTATCTGGGCAATGTGCTGGCCTTCAAGGAGGGCTGTATTCACAAGATATACGGCACCATGCCCAGCAATTTCCAGATCACAACGACCATTTGCCGCGGCGTGCAGAAGGGCAGCGAGCGCAGCCTGTGTGCGGTGAATGAGCGCCTGTATTACAAGAGCCGAACGGATGTTTGTGTATACGACGGCAGCCTGCCGGCAACGATTTCGGATGCACTGGCAGGACACAGTTACAGCGAAGCTGCTGCCGGGGCGCTGGGCAGCCGGTATACCATCAGCATGAAGGATGAGGCCGGTGCATGGCACATGTTCACATTTGATACTGAACGCGGCATCTGGCACAGGGAGGACGCAACCCACGCGCTGATGTTTGCCAACCTTGATGATGATCTGGTGTACATAGATGCCGACAGCAAAAAGCTGATCAGCCAGGGCGGCAAGAACGGCGAAAAGGAAGGCCGGGTGCGCTGGGATGCGATTTCGGGCATTATCGGCTACGAATACCCGGATCAGAAATACCTGAGCCGGTTCAACCTGCGGATGCGGATGAACGACGGCGATATGTGCGAGGTGCTGGTGCAGTATGACAGCGACGGAGAGTGGGAGAGCCAGGGCATCATTCGCGGCATGAACACCCAGAGCTTCACGATTCCGGTGATCCCCCGCAGGTGCGACCACATGCAGATCCGTCTGCGCGGCGTTGGCGATGTGAAGATATACTCCATCGCAAAGATACTTGAGATGGGAAGTGACAGCTGATGCCCAATGCGATCAATTTTTCGATGCCGCCGGAGCTTCGGGGAGATCCCGCAGCCCAGCTTGGCCAGATGAACAAATGGCTATTTCAGCTTACGGAGCAGCTGAACGTGGCACTGGCAATGGTGAATTCGGGCATGGGCGATGGCAGGTATATTGCGGTGCCCGGAGGCGGCAGTGATGACGGCACAGCCGATGTGAGCGAAGATCTGAAAGCCCAGATCAATGTGCAGCGCGACAGGCTGAAGGCGCTGATCATCAGCACGGCGGACATCGTGCGGTTTGAATTCGATGAAGAGATCAAGCGCATGGAATCCAACTACCTGGCCGTGAGCGAATTCGGCGAGTACAAGGAGCAGGTGAGCCGCGAGATCAGCGATACTGCCCAGGGCACGGTGGAAGCCTATGCTGCGGAGATCGGCCTTGAGAGCTACATCGAGGACAGCAGCATACTGAAGGAATGGCAGGCGGAAACCAGCGGCTATATCAAGCGTGGCTTCATTTACCGCAATGAAGAGGATGTGCCGATACTGGGCATTGCCATCGGGCAGGACATCAAAACATCTGCCGAACTGGTGGACGGCCAGCAGGTGATTGAAGTGAGCAACCAGAACATGGGCTTTTTCACTTCCGAAGGGCTGGAATTCTATGTAAACGGCCAGCGCGTGGCATTTTTCAGGAACGATGCGGCTGAAATGAAGAATGCCAGCATATCCGGCCGCTTGCGCATCGGCAACTGGGAATTCAACCCCGTGGGCGGACTTGAGATCAGCTGGATAGGCGGTGAATAACAATGGGTGAATACACAAGGACATACACGGTTACGGGCTATCCAAACAGCAACAACCCCAGAACCGTGCCATTCAGCAAGTTTTCTGCCGAGGGTGATTTCACCCATGAGATGAAGCAGATCCTGAAGATTGAATACAGGCACTGGCATACATCCACGAACGCCCCGGTATGGGCGCTGCGCGGCCAGCTGGTGCTTGCGGACGGCAGGACATTTGAGAGTGATACGCATTCCCACGCATTCAACCATGACGAATACGAATATGTGAACTACTTCACGGGCAGCCAGCTGCCCACGCCCGCGGAATTTGAAACGCTGGAGCATGTGCGCACCCTGAACAGCGCAGGCAATTACATCGGCAGTGACGGCTACGGCGGCAGCCTGTACTGGCGCGCCACACCCTACCAGCCGATCCAGCTGATCGTTTATTTTTCGGATGAACCGCCGGTATCCCAATCGACCATCGGCAGCGTGACCAGCGAAATAACCGTTGACGGCAGCGCGGCAATCCGCGTTGATATTAGCAAATCATCCACGCAGGGCTGGCACAAGGTAACCTGGCAGTTTGGCAGCTACAGCTACACGATGGGCGGCGTGACTGCGGATTACGTGAGCTACGCGATACCGCTTGAATGGCTGCGGGCGATTCCCAGCAGCATGAGCGGCGTGGGCAGCGTGACGCTGATCACCTACGCCGATGCCGGCATGACGGAGCAGGTGGGCGAAGCTGCAAGCGCCAACTTCACCCTGAAGGTGCCCGAAAGTGCAAGGCCGGAAGTATACGCAGGATGGGCAAGTGCTGCACCATACAACACCGGGCAGGCGGCTGGGTTTGCCACCTATATCCAGGGATACAGCCGGGTGAAGGTGAGCTTCAATGCCGTGCAGATCAGCCTGAAGTACGGCGCAACGATTGCCGGCTACAGCTACACGGTGCAGAATGCCACGGTTACGGCAGCGGACATGATATCCGGCCTGCTGAACCAGAGCGGCAGCACACGGATTGTGTGCACGGTGCGCGACAGCCGAGGGCTTACAAACAATGTGAGCCTGGATGCAGCGGCGATCACCATAAACGTACTGCCCTACAGCCAGCCGAAGATCAGCAGCTGGGTATTGCTCAGATCGGACAATTACGGCCCGCCCAACGATGCCCAGCACGGTGACAGGGGCGGTGCATACCTGTACGCCATGGCCACCGGGGAAGTGGCGGCAAGTGTTGGCATGGCCAGCCTGACGCTTCTGTACAAGCCCAGAAGCCAGAACAGCTATACCAGCGTGGCCATGAGCAACGGCGCAGCAGCCATTGTAAGCGGCCTTGCAGCAAACCAGAACTATGATGCCGTGATTGCGGTTACCGACGGACTGGGCAACACATACAGCGTTTCGGCGGTGCTGCTGCGCGAGCAGAAGACCTTCAAGATGAAGGAGGGCGGCCGCAGCATCGGAATCGGCGCACAGTACGGCGAGGATGACACACTGGTGCTGGGCTGGAAGCTGATACTGGAACAGGGGCTGGAAAGCTATGTGCCGGTTACGCCGGTTGGCGGCTGCATGATACTGGGGAGCGGATATGACCCCGCCACGATCATGGGCGGCGTTTGGAAGCAAATCAGCTGGAGCGGCGCACCGGACGGTGTGGTTCTCTGGCAGCGTACATCATAAAAGGGGGGACACCGATGGCATCTACCTACATTGACGAGAAAGAGAAACAGCAGCAGGCGGCAAACACCAGCCTTGCCGCAAGCCTGGGCGCGACCACGGGGCAGAAGGCAGCTGCTGCGCCCACGGATTACACTGCGAGGATCCAGCAGCTGGCCCAGCAGAAATACACGCCCAGCGAGAGTGTAATGAGCGCACAGAGCTACCTGCAGAGCATTGTGGACAACAAGCCCGGCTCCTACCAGAGCAAGTACACCGACCAGCTGCAGGGCCTGTACGACCGCATACTCAATCGCGAAAAGTTCAGCTACGACATGAATGGTGACCTGCTGTACAGGCAGTACGCCGACCAGTACCAGCGAATGGGCAGCATGGCCATGCAGGATACGATGGGACAGGCCGCAGCACTGACCGGCGGCTATGGCAACAGCTATGCGCAGACCGCGGGCCAGCAGACCTATCAGGGCTATCTGCAGCAGCTGAACAGCATGGTGCCCGAACTGGCAAATGCGGCGTATAACCGCTATGCACAGGAGGGCGCAGACCTGCAGAACCAGTATGCCATGGCGCTGGCTGCAGACCAGCAGGATTACGGCAGGCACCAGGACGCATACAACCAGTGGGCCGCAGAGCGCAGCTTTGCCCAGAGCGCATACGACAGCGCATACAGCCAGGATTACACCGATTACGCCAACCGACTGAACATGGCCCAGCAGACGCTGCAGATGGAGCGCGAGGATGCACAGAGGGCAGAGGCCTACGCGCGTGAGGACGCGCAGAGGGCGCAGGAGACGGCCTACAACACGGCCATGGCCATGATCCAGAAGGGTGTGCTGCCCACGGCTGAACTGCTGGCAGCGGCTGGCATAAGCGATACGGACGCACTGGAACTGGCCAAGAAGTATGGTTATAGGGCGCCGGGCAGCGGCGGAGGCGCTGGTGGTGGAAGCAAAGTGACGTCTACCCCTGCTGGCACCAAGCAAACCGAGTACGCAAATTATAATGCAGGATGGGCGGCATCCGGGCTTGATAGGGATTCTTATGATTCTGCGGTGCGATCTGCATATGCACAGAGAACCGATGAGAATAAGCTTACTGCCCTTCAGCAAAAAATATATGATCAGCTGAAAGATAGACGCGGATTCTAAGGAGGAGTTGAATGGCCAACATCAAAAGAGTAAATCTCTCCGGCAAAGAGCGCGTAAAAAGGATAGAGGAAGCAAGGAAGGAAAACGCTGCAGCAATAGAAACAGCAAAGAAAAAAAGTGAACAGCGGGCAATCAATTCTGCTGTGGCATCTGGGAAGCCATATGACGCACAGTTCACGGCAAGCTACATTGCAAATGATCCGAATTATCAAAAATGGCTGGACACCGATATTAACACCAGTTCTGCAAAGGAAATCGGTGAGGTAATTGATGTAATGCGCCGCATGCAGGCGGGCATCAATTACCGCAGTCAGAATAACGATTCCCAAAGCAAATACATGCCGGGCAATGAACTGTACAGTATCAACGATGACTACAACAAAGGCATCAGCGAAAACTGGCTGCAAAGTTTTTTTCAGAAGGCAAGCGAAGAAGATTTTAACTGGCTGATCAACGACTGGCAAAAGAAGCTGGACGAGGCCGGAGAAGGCGATTACAAAAAGCGCACCCAGGAGGATCTGGATGTGGTTAAGGAATACGCCCGCAACAATTTTTCCAGCTTTGCCAATGAAGAGATCCGGCGAATAGGCGAGGAAATCAAAAAAACAAAAGAAGATAATGCCGGGATCAGCACAGCATATGATGCAGATCTTCTGGCGGATGCAAATGCCGCCATAGAAGCGGGTCGAGGCGGCTTTAATCTTTATGACTATGTGGCCAATCGAAACAGCCTGCGCAGCGCGGTTGGATTTGACGAACTGGAAGCACAATATGAAGATCCGGATGAATTTAATGATGAACTGCGCAGGCGGCTGGAAAGGATTGCGGCACAGGGCACAGCAGCGCAGGATAAATACAATCAGGATATGATTCCTTACCAGCAGCGGCTTGCCGAACTCAACAGCGAATTGGATGCAGCGCAGGGGGTATATGCCAATCTGCTGGAAGGCAACCGTTACAGGCAGATGCTGGAAGAAGCCGGTTTTCTTGAAGACGGCAGGACTTATGCGTTGGGCGTTAAGCCTTTTGAAGCCAGAAGCGCACAGGAAGTAACGACCGATGACGGCCTTGGCAACCAGCGCACCGAAATCCGGTACACCAACAGCGAAGCGACCCTTGACCAGATTGTTGCCGATCCGCAGCGGGTTATCAATCAGCTGAAGCAGCAGGAGAACCCCAACGCAACATCACTGTATATGGCCGAGCTTGCCGCCACGATGACGCTGGAGGAAAGGCTTGAATATTTCGGGATCAAGGCAAAGTACGGCGAGGAGCGCGCCGAGAATTACTTCGATTGGAAGGAAGATAACGGCACGGGTGCGCGCAGGAATGCGCAGCTGATAGCTGAACAGGAAGCATACGCCAGGGAACACCCTATCGCGGCAAGCATAGGTAGCGTTGCCTTGAAGCCGATTGCCGCTTTGGGTGGAACGGCAGCCATGATTGATGCGGCATTTGGCGGCGATGTGAAAGCATACGATCCCAGACTGGAAACCACGCAGATTACAAACGAAATGCGCACTACGGTGGGCGAAGAGATTGCGGCAAAATGGGATTATGAACTGCCGGTGATCGGCAATGTGGGCGTATTTTTCTACAATACCGCGATGAGCATTGCGGATATGAGCCTTGCAACCGCAATGGGCGCCGGACTTGGCGGCGGCGCAGGTACGCAAGCGGCGAAACGCCTTACCCAGCTGATTATGAGCAGCGGCGCAGCCACCGATGCATTCACCACAGCGATTGAAAACGGCGATGATCCGCAGGAAGCGTTTGTGCAATCCTTTGCTGCGGGCCTGATTGAAGCGGCCACGGAGAAATACTCCATTGACGCGCTGTTCAGCGATAAGAGCCCCGTTGGACTGAGAAACGCATTCAAATACATTGCCAAGAATGCATTCACCGAAGGCACGGAAGAAATTGCGGCGGATATTATGAATGATGTGGTGGACATTGCCCTCAACTGGAGCGATGCCGAGCTTTTGGAAAAGCTTGAATACTACCGCAGCAACGGATACACGGACAAGGAAGCAGCGCTGAAGCTGCTGGGAGAAACCGCAGCGGAGTATGCACGAAGCGGCCTTGCCGGCACGATTTCCGGCGCAGCGATTTCCGCCACAATTACAGGCGCGCAGAACATTGAGCAGCAGGCCGAATACCGCAGCATTGGCAGGCAGATCATTGAAAACGGACAGGCTGCGCAGCTGATAAACGCCGGATTGAAGAGCACTTCAAAGAGCGCAAAACAAACCGCGGAACGACTTGCCAGAAAGATTACCGATGCCGGGCTGCCCACGGATGCGGAAACTGCCGCCGAAATTCAGGTGCTTGCCGAAGAGGTGAGCAATGCGGAAGCGGCGGCGGCAACGGCAAACGAGAACTATTCAGACGCAAAAAAGGCTTTCAAGGAAGCAAAGCTGGATTTTGAAACCGCACCTGCGGATATGAGCCGGAACTTCAAAACTGCGCTGGAAGCGGATGTGGCTGATGCAGAGAACGCCATGCAGGAAGCCGGCGCTGCGCAGCAGGAGGCCGGAAAAGCGGTTGAAGAAGCAAAGGCCAATTACGCAGCCAACCTTCAGGATGTAAACCAGAGAATCAGCAACCTTTTCAAGCGCGGAAGCGCAAAGATCGGCAAGCTATACACCAATGTAATGAATGCCCTGGACATTGATATCCAGAACAAGAGCAGGGCAGATATTGCCGCAGCCATCAAAAACCGCTTCGGCCAACTTGGCAAGAATATACTGGATGACGAAGCGGACGCCATGGCGGGCGCGGTGCTGGGCGAAGATGTAGATCCTGAGAAGCTGAATATGCTGGAAGCGGACAGTGTACGCGACGGTATTCTGAAAGAGCTTATCCTTGGCATAAACGGCAACTGGGCAAGCGATTTGCTGGGCGATGCCACCAAGGCGCTGATCAAGGGCCGTGACGCCCTGAGGAATGCATTGGCCGCAAGCGGCAGCACCGGCACCACCACAAGCATGCGGCGTGGCGGACGAAGCATGGATGATGACGGAGATATGCGCGCAATGGAATATGCGCAGGCCGAGATTGCGGCTGAAAAGCGCGGCACGCCTGCAATGGATGATGACGGAGATCCGGAAGCAATGCTGCAGGCCCGTGCCGAGAGCATGAACGACAGCAACGCCGGTGCAGAAATGATTCGCCTGTCTAAGGGCGTAACCAACACCCGCGCGTATGCCAACGCATTTGAAGCCGCATATGATTACGGCAGCATCGGCCTGGACAAAAAGACCGCACGCACCAGCCAGATGACCACCGGCCTGACGGACGAGCAGTTTGAAGCAGCATACAACGCCGGCCAGCAGGCAGAGGCTACAGCAGCCCCTGTGGCAGCACGCAAGGCTGGCGGCAGGATTTCCTTTACGCCAAGCGTCAAAGCCAAACTGAGCGATCGTACGGCGTTGGACGGCAACCAGAGAGCAGGCATCAACGCTCTGCGCAGGATCGCCGAAATGGGCATTGTGAACATCGAAGTATTTGAGAGCCAG